CCCTATGCGCCCCGCTCCAGAGCCGCCCGAGCATTGATCCTGATGGATCGTATTGAGTCTCACGCAGCAGCTGCAATGTGGAATACCAAGACGAAGGGCGTGCAGCACAATTTAGAACTAATCGGATGAAAACGTGCAAAGCCTGTGGATCAAAATTGTCCCCAAAAATATACGGGGCGCGAAAGGAAAATCCAGCATGGCATTGGCAGATAGAGGAGGACGAGCATGAGGATCTGGATAGTTCTGGCCCTGCTGGCGCTCCCGGCGAGCGCAGAGCAGGTTTGTAGCAGCGTTTACAATCCGATGACCGGGAGATGGGAATACCAGTGCGTTGAGGGCCATGTCCCGGTGTGTCGGCAGGTATATGACGCCATGAACGGGGTGTGGGTCACGGTCTGCGATTAAAAAAGTCCCCGAGCCGATGCGCTACCCGGCTCGAGGACTGTGCAATCCACCTGAGACCCGAGGGCATAGCGGATTGGTGTACCGGATGTTGACATAGTTAGTCAACCAGAGTCAAACTATTGACATGAAAACATGGAAGGTGATTACGCCAGCAAATTTCGAGGCTGATGGCCACCTAGAGCTTATCTGTCCCGAGTGCGGACAAGAAGCGGCGATGCCGACTCACGGCTCCCCCCGATGCCTGATCATTGCCGCGTGCGGACTGAATCTGATCACTGACCCCCCCAACGCCAAGCTTCCTGACGGCCATCTTCCGATCATCGTCCAATGTCGTAAGTGTCGGAATGTGTGGGGGGAATCTCTAGCTGTGACAGCCCTGGAAGATGAGGCCGGGATAGGGGCTGTCAATGTACGGTAAGCTGTTCGAGTCAACATTTACGGGCTCAATGTATGGCAAAGGAGCCGTCACTTTTGCCACCTGGGGCTATGCGATCGCCCACACCAAGCCCGATGGACTGGTGGAACTCAACGCCAAGCTCATCAGTGCCGCGATCGGTTGTAAAGCTAAAGACGTTCAGGCGGCAATCGATTTTCTGTGCTCACCGGACCCGTCGAGCAGAACCAAGACAGAGGATGGCAAGCGGCTGATTCGTGAAGGGGAATTTCTGTATAGGGTGGTGAATCACACACTCTACAATTCAGTCAGAAATGAACCACAACGCAGGGAATATAACCGCCTCAAAAAACGCGAAAGCCGGGCGAGGTTGGCAGCCAATGGTCAACCCATGTCAATCGTTGACAGTGCTGACGGTCAAGCTCGTCAGCCTCTGTATGCTGTATCTGTATCTGTAAAAGAAGAAGAAGCTGCTGCTCTCGGGAAAAAGGACTACCCGAAAGACATGGACGTAATGGCAGAGAACCACGCCTTTATCGACTGGTGCCTTGACCATAGCGTTGATGCCGCTCCTTCGCGTTGGCGAAACTGGGTTCTGCGAGCAAAAGAATCAGGACGCTATGCCAAAGCGCCGAGCCGACCCCCAACCAAAGAGGAAATCCTGGCGGTCAGGCGCGCAATCGTCGCCAAGCAGAAAACGGAGAACGAGCAATGTACCTAGCCAATAACAAGCACGGCGAGATCAGGATCTACCAGGTCGAGGACATCGAGGTCGTGTGGGATAGTCCAGTACAGAACGCCACCGGGAGCTCGATATTACCGCACCGGAAGCGCCTGAAGGTGCCACGCTGCTGGTCGTTCAAGATGGCGGACGGTAGCACCGGCCGGGCCTGCGTTGAACGCACCAAAGCCGCGGCGATCGCTGGTGTGACGGTGTGAGGACACGCAAAGGCACCGCCAGGCTCACCGGCAACGTCCGCGAGGCCAGGCCGCCACCGGATAACCGGGTGCTGGAACTCAACGGCCCGCCGGTCAAGGTCATTAGCCGCGACGAGGTACGGCGACTGTTCACGGGCGAATACGTCCCGGAGGGCTGGTGAGAAAAAAACCGCGCTACAAGAACCCCGCCAACAAGGGCTCGCGGGCGCTCGCCAGCCAGTTCAAGAAACGCGCAGTACCGGAACCCGAACGGCTGGCACGGATCAAGGCCAGGACCGCGCTCGAGCTCACGCTGGGCCCACTGTGAGAGCGTCAAAACGCGATTCAAATGAACGGGTCATCATCGACGCCCTCGAGCAGGTCGGCTGCCTGGTCACGCAGATGTGGCCGCCAGTCCCGTTCGACCTGCTGGTCGGCTTCCGCAGCGAGTTCTACTGCCTCGAGGTCAAGGCCGGGGATCTCGACCGGCTCACCCCAAATGAGGCCGAGTTCCAGCGTCAGTGCGTCCACTACGAACTACCCTACGTAATCGTTCGCAGCGTGCGTGACGCACTGGAGTCGATCGGCCTGACTTACGATGCGTGACAACGTGCTATTCTCCCCAACGGTTGTGCCGGACCCCGGCCAGGCTGGCTCCCACCAGCCACCCGGTGCAGCCCAAATTTAACTGCGGGCGGCGTATGAGCAACGAGCAACCCACCAAACATCCATCTCCACTCGAGTTCATGCGTCCGTCCGCTCAGGTGTTCCTCCACCCACAGACCTGGCTACGCTGCCCCCTCGCAGCCCTGGTCGATAAGTTCGACGGCATGGACCGCAGCTTGCACAACGTCAAGAGCAAGAACGGCGTCAGCCTGCTGATGCTCAGGCAGAAACCCGGGAATAACGGTCACTGAAAATGTCAGCAGTATTAAAGGAAATACAACCACTTGGATCCATGCCCTCCAGAGACCGGATCTATCTCGGCACCATGTCCGGTATCCGGCGCTATACCGCGAAGATCATCCGCAAGATAGAGCGCGACAAGATCGACGCGCAAAAGGGCTGGATAATGATCCGGGCACTCACCAACCTACACGGGATGCTCAAGAGTGAACTCTACCCAACAGTTGCGTCAGGAAATACTACAAACATCCTGGTTACCGGAGAGCTATCGCCGGCTCGGCGACTTGTGGATGAACTGTTCGGACGCCGAACTGGCCCAGTCGCAGAGGCAATTATTCAGGAAAGACTTGTGGAGCCTGTTGGTATTGGCACTGAACCAGAACCTGCTGGTTCACCCGTGGGCCTTCGCGAGATGCCAGGAAGTACAGCAGAACCCTGACGGCTACCTGGACCTGTGGCCGCGTGGGCACTACAAGTCCACCATCATCACTTACGGCAAGACCATTCAGGACATCCTCGCCTCTCACGGTGATGACCCGCTACCGGAATGGGACGGCCTCGAACCCACCTTCGTGATATTCAGCCACACCCGGCCGGCGGCCAAGGCGTTCCTGCGCCAGATCAAGGTGGAGTTCGAGAAGAACTCATTGCTGAAGCAATTATTTCCTGATGTGCTGTACCAACAGCCCGAGCGCGAGGCGCCGCGCTGGTCGGATGACAGCGGCCTGCTGGTTAGGCGCAAGTCCAACCCGAAGGAGGCCACGCTCGAGGCCTGGGGACTGATCGACGGCACCCCGACCGGTAAGCACTGGCATGTCTGTATCTACGACGACACCGTCTCGCGTGACGCCGTGACCTCGCCTGAGATGATCGCGAAGACCACTGAGGGCTGGGAGATCAGCCTCAACCTCGGCACCGAGTCGCCGCGGCGCAGAACCATCGGCACCCGCTGGTCGTGGGCCGACACCTACCGGGCCATCATGGAACGCGGGGCAGCCATCCCCCGCATCCGTCGTGGCACCGAGGACGGCACCTTGACCGGCAAGCCGGTACTGTTGACCCAGCAGCAGTGGGACGAGAAGGTGCGCGGCATGGGCCCGTATGTGGCCTCCTGCCAGCTGCTGCTCGACCCGACCAGCGACAGCAAGCAGCGTTTCCTGCGGCCCTGGCTCGAGCACCGCTTCGAGCGCGAGACGATGAACTGGAAGGGCATGAACCGGGCGCTGTTGTGCGACCCCGCGAGCGGCAAGAAGTCCTGCGACCGAACCAGCATGGCGGTGATCGGGTTTGGACCCGACAACAACGTCTACCTGCTCGACCTGATCGCTGATCGACTGACGCTCAAGCAACGCGCAGCTGAGTTCATTCGCCTGCACCGCAAGTGGCAGCCACTGGTGTCGGGCTATGAAAGCTATGGGCTGCAGGCCGACATCGAGTACATCAAGGAAGTCCAAAACCGCGAGACCTACCGTTTCGAGATCGAGGAACTGAAGGGCAAACTGGGCAAGAACGACCGCATCAGTCGCCTGATCCCGGTCGCTGCCGAGGGCAGGTTCTGGTTGCCGGACAGCATCTGGCGCACCAACAGCGAGGGCAAGCTCGAGGAACTGGTGCTGCGGCTGATCGAGGAGGAACTGCTAGCCTTCCCGGTCTCGGCGTATGATGATCAAATGGACGCGATCAGCCGGGTGTTCGACCTCGAGATGCCGTTCCCGTTACCGCTCCAGGTGGCGCACCGGGACGATCGTTACAGCAAGCAGCGCCGTACAAACTCATGGATGGCAAGCTAATGGATGAAGCAACCGAGCCAGACATCGCCCCTACCGAAGCCGCTGATCCGGGTCAGTACGCGGCCCCGACAGAAATCTCGGCGCCGGAACTACCGAACGAGACCGACGTACTCGAGGAGTTCAACGCCCGCTTCAGGCACAGCAAGGATCACCACAAGGAGTGGCGCGACGAGGCGCGTTCCCTGTACGACATGGACGCTGGCCGGCAGTGGGACCGTGAGGACGCCGCCAAGATGGAACTCGATGGCCGTCCGGTGGTGACCTTCAACCTGGCCGCCAAGTACGTCGATGCGATCGTCGGGCTGCAGATCAACAACCGCCAGGACATCAAGTTCCTGCCGCGTGAGCTTGGGGACGCCAAGGCCAACGAACTGCTGACCGGTGCGGTGCAGTGGGGCCGCGACATCAGCGACGTTGGTGATGACGAGACCGACGCATTCAAGGACTGTCTGCTCACCGGCTATGGCTGGATGCAGGGTTATCTCGACCGTGACCTGATCGCGGACGGAGTGCCGACCGGGCAGCGCGTCGATCCGCTCGAGATGTTCCCTGATCCGACCGCACGCAAGCGCAACCTGACCGATGCCAAGTACTGCATCAGGGTCAAGTTCGTGGACAAGGAAGAGTACGCTGAACTGACCGGGACCACGGTCGCCGATGACACCAACCTGGCCGAACTGGTGGCCGAAGAGAACGATGTCCTGACCGTGATCGAGGAGCGCCAGGACTACCGGACTCCCGGCACCGCCGACACCAAGCAGCGGTCACGCAAGCCAATCGCCGAGTACGAGTTCTGGCGCCGCGAGACCCAGATGTCGGTGCAGGCCAAGGACTACGGCCAGACGGTGATGGAGCTCAACGAGTGGAAGATTTACGAGGATCTGCTCAAGCGGGCCAAGGCCGAGTACAACGCGACCCCGATCAAGAAGCGGGTCTACTACCGCGCCCGCATCTGTTCCGGTGCGGTGCATGAACTGAAGCGTTCGCCGTACCAGGACGGCTTCACCTACCACGCCATTACCGGCAAGCGTGATCGCAATGTCGGCACCTTCTACGGCATTGGCCGAGCACTGGTGGATCCACAGAAATGGGTCAACAAGTTCTTCAGCACGATTTTGTACGCATTGATGGTCGGCGCCAAGGGCGGGATCATGGCCGAGGAGGATGCGTTCGCCGATTCGCGCAAGGCCGAGTCCGACTGGGCCAACCCGTCCGCGATCACGTTCGTGCGCTCGGGTGCGCTCGCCAAGGGCAAGATCATGGACAAGCCCACGGTCAAGTACCCGGAGGGACTCGAGCGGTTGATGACCTTCTCGATGAATGCGATCCCGCAGGTGTCCGGTCTCAACACCGAACTGCTGGGCCTTGCTGATCGTGCCCAGGCCGGCGTGGTCGAGGCGCAGCGCAAGCAGAGTGCGATGGCGATCATTTCGTGGGCCTTCGATGCGATGCGCCGTTACTACCGCAGCATGGGCCGGCAGATGGCCTACTACGTCAGCGAGTACATGAGCGAGGGCACCCTGGTGCTGATCGTTGGCGAGAGTGGCCGGCAGTACGTGCCGCTGGTCAAGAACAACCTCGCCAAGACCTACGACGTGGTGGTCGATGAGGCGCCGACTTCGGTCAACATGAAGGAACGGGTGTGGGCAGTGCTCGAGTCGCTGATCCCGCAGGCGCTGCAGGCCGGTCTCAGGATCCCGCAGGAGATCCTCGACTACAGTCCGTTGCCGACTGACCTGGTGGACAAGTGGAAAGAGGCGCTCAAGCCGGACCCCGAGCAGCAGCAGATGGGCCAGCAGACCGCGCAGAAGACGCTCGAGAAGCTCAGTGCCGAGGTTGCCAAGACCGCAGCCGGTGCCGAACTCGACCGTGCCAAGGTGGCCGAGATCATGTCCGAGATCCAGAAACCGACCAACGACCGCATCGACCTGATGAAGGCACAGATGCAGGCCGAGGTGGACTCGCGCATCGCCAAACTGAAGGCGGACAAGGACGCCGAGACCAAGCTGATGATCGCCGACATGAACATCCAGTCGAAGGAGCGCATCGCCCAACTCGAGGCCATGATCGACGCCAGACTGCAGCAATCCGCGCAGTCCTCCGACGAGCGCATGAGCGAGAGCAAGATGCACTCCGACGTGCAGTCCAAGATTGCGGTGGCGGCCATTGCGCGTGGCAAGCCGGACCTTGACGAGCAGGATATTGATCCGTCGCAGGATCCGGTCACGCTGGTGAGCGAGGCCATCAGCGATCTCAAGGATGCCATCAGCGAGATGAACAAAGAGAAGCCCAGGCGCAAGCTCAAGATCACCCGCGACAAGAACGGGGACATGGCCGAGGTCAGCGAGGAATAGACCTTGACGGTTGTTTTCGACGCAACTACCGAACAGCAGCGCAGCGCGTCTGCTGCGGTTACCACGTTCTCGCACACCGCCGGCGCCGGTACCAAGGGCATCCTGGTCGGCTTTGTCCGCGGTGGCACGGATGTTGCAATCAGTCTGGTGTCCTACGGCGGGACCACGCTGGTCAAGATCATCAAGGCGGTCGATACCGCGACCGAGCCCGGTACTGCCGAGTGGTGGTTTGCGGCGCACACCGCGACCGGTGCGCAGACGGTCTCCTACTCGCCCGGCACGGTCGGGTCCAACATCCACGCGGTCGCGGTCACGGTCACCGCGGACGCGACCCCTTACGCGCTCAGTAGCCAGATCGAGCAGGAAAACACCACCAGCGCCTCGGTCTCGCTGACCACCGGCTACGTGCAGGGCATGGCCTTCGGCGCCTACTACGGTGGCGGCGCGACCCCGAATTCGTTCACCTACGCGACCACGCTCAGCATCCTGCACGACTGGGACATGGGCGCGTTCTATTCGGAGATGTTCAAGACCACCACCGCGACCGCGGAGGGGTCTGGACCGCTGCTCGATTTCGGTGGTGTTGACCAGGCCGGTACCGACGACGTGGCGTTCGCTGCGCTGTTCCTGACCGATGGCGTGATCAAGCCGGGGGTCGGAGCGATAGCGTCCGGCAGCGTGTTGGCTGCGATCCCGCCGACCATCGTCAACACCGTCAACACCACCAAGCCAACGGTGGGACTGGTGACTGCTGGGCTATCTGGTGGACTGGTGCCGGTGTCGGTGGGCTATGTGTTCCCATCGGTCGGCGCGGTCGGGGTCAACAACACCACCACCGGGCCGATCATCTACGTGGTGCCGGCGGCGATCAACACCCACATCCCGGTGGTCACCGGCTACGTGTTCCCGCCGGTCGGTGCGGTCGCCACGGTCACCCAACTGCCGACCGTTACCGACATCAGTGTGGCTCCCGCGGCCACGCCCGCGGTGGGCCTGGTTACTGCGGGTCTGGCCGGTGGACTGGTTCCCGCAGAACTGCGCGAGCTCAAGAGCGGTATCGGCGTGGGATTGGTCACGGCCGGCTTGGGTGGCGGGCTGATTCCCGGGGAACTGCGTGAACTGAAAGACGGCATCGACGTGGGTCTGGTTACTGCCGGTCTGGCCGGTGGACTGATTCCCGCGCTCAAGGTCGAGTTCAAGCAGGGCGTCGGGGTGGGTCTGGTCACCGCTGCGGGTCAGATCCCAGGCGAGTACCGCGAACTGAAGGAGACGATCAGCGTCGGCCTGGTGACCGCCGGTCTGGCGGGCGGGCTGATACCGGCACTGCTCAAGAACCAGGCGCTCGCGCCCACTGTCGGGCTGGTGACTGCGGGTCTGGCTGGTGGCTTGGTTCCCGGTGAACTGCGCGAACTGAAGCAGGCAGTCGGCGTCGGGCTCGCGATCGCTCAGGGCCAGATACCGACATTCGGTGTGGTCGGCGAGGCAACGGCTATTGCGGGTCGTGGCGAGGTGGTGGCGGCCGGGCTGGTCCCGGCGTTACTGAAGGACGACGCTGTTGGGCCGACAGTCGGGCTTGCCGTTGTGGGCGGGTTGGTTCCCGCATTGGCGACCGAACTCAAGCAGCTGGTCGATGTGGGCCTTGCCATCGCGCAGGGACTGATCCCCGTCATGGACACGGGCGCGGTGGTGGTCACGGGAACCGCCCTGCCAGATGTCGGGATGGTCATCGCCGATGGCCTGGCGCCAGCACTGGCGGTTGAGTACGACAAGCCACGCGGTCACGTAGCCACCGGCAAGAAGCGGCGCCGCGGCAAGACCCCGGTCTATGACCTGTCGCAGACCATGACTGCGGTGGTCAAGCTGCCCTACGAACTCACGCCGCAGCCGATCGCTTACTTTGACCCAGCCCCGATTGCGATCGCCGGTATTGATACCGCTGCGGTGGCGACCATCGAGGGACAACTGACGGTACTCGAGGAGCAGAAGCGGCAGACCGCCAGGCGGCGCCGTGAGGAAGAGGAAATCATCACACTGTGGCTGCGGGCCGCATAGCCGGGGGAATTTATGGGTGAACTGAATATCGAATCGCTCGACGTGTCCGAAGCCGAGATCCTGAATGCGCCCGAGCCAGCACCAGAACCGGTGGCAGAACCGGTAGCGCCGGTAGCGCCGGTCGTGGAGCAGGTGGAGCGGGTACGCGATCCGGTCAGTGGCCGGTTCCAGCCCCAGGTTCCGGCGGCCATGCCGGATCCAGTGCAAGCCGTGGCTGTGCCGGTCGCCCCGGCACCTGTGCCGGTAGTGCCGGCGGCAGAGTCGCGCCAGATTCCGCTCGCCGCACATCTTGCGGAACGGCGCCGGTTTCAGGAGGAACTACAGAACCGCGACCAGCGCCTGAACCAGATTCAGGAGCAGCTGACAAAGCTCACCCCGCCGCCGGCTCCCGCGCCTGACTTCATCGAGGATCCCAAGGCGTACATCGACGCCCAGAATCAGCAGACCCACCGCGAGGTGGAGGCGCTCAAGGCCGAGGCCGCGCAGCTGGTGCAGCAGCAGCAATTCACGCACTTCGTGCAGGAGATCGGCAGTCGCGAGGCCGAGTTCGTGGCCGATAACCCGGACTACTACGAGGCTCTTGAACACGTTCGTGGGGTCCGTAGCCAGCAACTACTCGACCTCTATCCAGGTGCCACTGCGGAGCAGGTCAACCAGGTTCTGCGGCAGGAGGAATTGATGGCCGCCAACCAGCTGATACAGATGGGCCGCAGTCCCGCCGAGGGTTTCTACAAGCACGCCAAGATCCTCGGTTACAACGGTAAGGCGCCCCCGGTGGCCGCGCTCGCCATGCCGGCCATCGCCAAGGCGCCGGTCGGTGACCCAACCCAGACGCTGGGATCGTCGGGCGGTGCGCCGGCTGACGAGGTCGGGGTCGAGGATCTGGCCGAGGACGACCTGGCCCCACTGAAGGAAGCGTTCAAGGAGCGGTTCAAGCGCCGCGGCTAGTTGCGTTCTGTTAAGTGCTGGATTAGGATTGGGTCTCAGTCAGGTTCTTGACTGTGCGTAAGTGCAAATAAGAACCGGTCTCGCTCTCCTACTGAGCGTCTCGCAAATACTCCCGCGTTAGAGGGGTAAGGGCGGCACCTGCCGGGGTGTGCTCTATGCGTGACGCTTTTAAGGAGACGCCTAAATGGCAACAACTGATTTCCCAGTCAACCATCCGTTGGCTGTAAAGCATTGGTCGAAAGACCTGATGAAGGAGGCGCTGAAGAAAACCTACGCGCTGCAGTTCATCGGCTCCGGCAAGGACGCGCTCTGCACCATCAAGAGCGAGACCCAGAAGAACGCGGGCGACCGCATCCGGGTCGGCATCCGCTCACAGTTGAGCGGCGGTGGTGTACAGGGCGACGACACCCTGGAAGGCAACGAGGAAAGCCTTGAGACCTTCTACCAGGATGTGGTCATCGACCAGCTCCGTCATGCGGTACGCAGCAAGGGCAAGATGTCCGAGCAGCGGGTACCGTTCTCGGTTCGTGAAGAGGCCCGTGACGGGCTCGCGGACTGGTGGGCTGATCGTTACGACACCTGGTTCTTCACCCAGTTGTGCGGCGACACCACCCAAGCGGATCCCCGCTACAACGGCTTCAATACGCCGGTAGCGCCGGACGCCGGTCACGTCACCTACCACGCTTCGGGTTCAACAGCGGAAGTATCCCTGTCCTCAACCAGCGTGGCGAAGATGAACCTGACCACGATCGACTACGCGGTGGAAAAGGCCAAGCTCGCGAAGAACGCGGTGCGGCCAATTCGCATCAACGGCGCCGATCACTGGGTCATGTTCCTGCACCCGTATCAGGTCACTGATCTGCGGATCAGCACCGCGTCCGGTAACTGGCAGGACATCCAGAAGGCGGCACTGTCAGGCGGCAACGCCTCGGACAATCCGCTCTTTACGGGCGCACTCGGTATGTACAACAACGTGATCCTGCACGAGTCGGTGCGGATTCCTGCCTCGCCGACCAACACCAGCGCCCGTCGCGCAGTGTTTGCCGGTGCGCAGTCGCTGTGCATGGCCTTCGGGCGCGAGTTCGGCAAGGGCACCTACAGTTGGGTCGAAGAGATGTTCGACTTCAAGAACCAACTGGGCGTGGCTGCTGGTTGCCAGGCCGGGATGATCAAAACCCGCTTTAATGGCTCGGACTACGGCACGGTGGTTGTACCCACCTGGGCCGTGGCTCACTAACGGGGGATTGCACAAATGGGCAATGTCACTCTTGGCAATGTCGCCAGCAATCAGCCGGAAGCTGTTCATGCTGGTGTCAATGCTGCTCGTTGCAGGATCTCGATCTCGGCGACAACGTCCGCTGGAGACGTACTCAGGATCGGCAAGTTGCCGCATCAGGCGGCGGTGCTGGACGTGGTGTTCTACGCGGGCGCGGCCCACGCGAACAACACGATTCTGAAGTTCGGCGTCAGCGGCTCAGAGGCCGCGTTCCTGACCTCAGATTCCTACTCGGTGGCACCGGGTATCTATCGTGGGGACGTGAACCCGATCGACCTGATCGCCATCCTGTCGCGCAGCGACGATGTCGCGCAGCGGTTCACCTACATCACCTGCACCCCGACCTCGGTCGTGACTGCGGGTCATCTGGGCACACTTGTCGTGTACTACAAGATGCCCGGACAGGCGGTCTGATACTACTGACGAGCGGGTTGTGAGCCCGCTCTTTCTTTTGGCCGGGGAGGGAAGGTGCAGGAAGTCGGCATTCAGGTCGTCTACGGTGCGATCGAGGAAGCCTTCAAGGCTGAAGACCTGGACAAGGTCGAGCAGTTGCTGTGGCCGGCACTGGATCAATTCCCTGGCGAGTCGCGGCTGTGGTTCTACGGCGGCTGCATCTTCTTCAAGCGCGGCAAGTCGGCACTGGCTGCACAGTTATTTACCCGCGCCATCGACCTCGACGACTCACCGCATATCTATTCCAACCTCGGCGCCTGTTACCGGCGCATGAACCTGCATGAGCAGGGACTGCAGGTGATGCGGGCGGCGCTTGACCGCAACCCGACCTACGCCCCGTCGCTGGTCAACATCGGCTCGATGTACGTCAACGAGGGCAGTCCAGAGAAGGGCATCCCGTACCTCGAGAAGGCGATGCAGATCGGCGGCGAGCGCGGCGCGATCTGGAACTGCGGACTGCTGTACCTGGAGTCGGCGCGCTTCGGCGAGGGCTTCGACCTGTACCGGCAGGGCATCACCCACGAGCGTGCCTCGCGTTCCTACGGCACCGCAGAGAAGGCGCCACCCGAGGTCGAGCGTATCCCTGAACCGGCGCTGCTGACACCGGAGGCGGTCGAGGAGGCACGCGCATCGGGTCGCAAGCCGCGGGTGATCGTGTGGGGCGAGCAGGGCATCGGCGACGAGCTCATGTTCGGTACCATCATCGAGGACATGCGCCAGGACTTTGAGGTGGTGTTCGAGTGCCATCCACGGCTTGAGAAGCTGCACCGCAACGCGCACCCCGGACTGACGATCTACCCGACCCGCAAGGACGAGTGGATCAACTGGCCGATCAGCGACCGGGTGATCGCCGAGTTCAAGGCGCCGATCGGGGATCTGGGTGGCTACTACCGGCGTGACCTGGCGAGCTTCAAGAGTTCATGGACTGGCGGCACCTACCGGCCCAAGCCGGAAGAGGTCAGCGGCTACCAGTCACGGCTCGAGCTGGCGGCCGGCAGCAGGCCGATCGTCGGGCTCGCGACCCGTGGCGGGGTGATGCAGACCTCGAGGACGTACCGCACCATCCGGCACCTTGAGATTGACCGGCTGATGACCGAGACCAATGCGCTGTTCGTCTCGCTCGACTACGACGACATGCTGGAGCTGGCGTCCTACATCGAGGACAAATACGGTGATGAGCGATTCCGCTGGTTCCCGTCGATCACCCAGCACTGGGACTACCACCACACTGCGGCGCTGATCGGCGCCTGCGACCTGGTGGTGACGGTATGCCAGAGCGTGTTCCACATCTCCGCGGGCATGGGCCAGGCCACCAGGGTGCTGACGCCGAGGCGTTGCGCGTGGCGCTACGCGCCGATCCCCGGTGAACCTGAACTCAGTTACTGGTACCCCGGTGAACAGATCAAGTTGTACCGGCAGGATGATGAGAACTCCTGGCAGCACCCGCTCGACAAGGTGATCGCTGACATCAACGGCATGACGATTTCCAATCAGGAGGCGGCGGCATGAGCAACCAAGCTGGGTTCACGCCGATGGTCGCCGAGCCGCGCAGGTGGGACTTCATTGCCGGCATGGTCAACGAGCTCGGCTTCAAGAGCGTGGTCGAGGTGGGATGTAAGTCGGGCCGCACCGCCGGGCATATCCTCAAGACCTGTCCGCAGGCGGCGGTGGTCGCCATTGATCCGTGGGTGGTGCAGGAGAAGACCGACGACAAGGCCCGCGAGACCTACAAGGACTGGGACTTCGAGAAGATCGAGAAAGAATTCTGGGAGAACATCGGCGAGCACAAGGACCGTTGCCAGATGCTGCGCACGACCTCGGTCGAAGCCGCCAAACAACTGCAGGAGCAGACCTCGGCGAACTGGGATCTGGTCTTTATCGATGCGCTGCACGACTACCCATCAGTACTTGAGGACATCAAAGCCTGGTGGCCGCTGGTGCGGGTGGGCGGGGTGCTGGCGGGGCACGACTTCAACCATAAGTGGCCGAGCGTCGAGCGTGCGGTGGCTGACTCTTTCGACCTGATGGACGTGGGGCTGGGATCGGACAGTGTCTGGTTTG